CCGTGACGACACAAAACTTGTGGCGATTATGGGTAGCGACTTGTTAGCGGACAAATACTTCCCGCTAATCAATCAAGATAAACCAACCGAACAAGCGGCAGGCGATACCATTATCAGCCAAAAACGTGTTGGCGGTTTACAAGCCGTAACCGTGCCATACTTCCCGAAAGGCACCGTATTGGTGACATCACTCGACAACTTGTCAATCTATGTTCAAGAAGGTCGTGTTCGCCGTCACTTAAAAGACGTGCCGGAACGCAACCGTGTGGAAGATTACTTGTCATCCAATGAAGCTTATGTAGTTGAAAACTACGAAGCAGTGGCAATGGCGAAAAACATCACCATTCTTGATGCACCAACTCACGCGTAATCACAATGCGACCAACTAAACGTCACTTTCTTGAAGTTTCTGCCGCTATCGCTAATGCGGCAGAAACCGAAGATCTAAGCGACTTCACGGAATACGAAAAAATGTGCCGTATTCTTGCGAGACATCGAAAGGATTTGAAAAACATCCAATCGACAGAACGCAAGGCCGCATTTAAAAAGCAAATTTTGCCTGACTATCTGCCATGGATTACAGGGGCGTTATCTGCCGGAACTGGCAAACAAGATAACGTCTTAATGACATGGTGCGTGTGGGCAATAGACTGCGGGGAATATCACCTTGCCTTGCAGATTGCGGATTATGCCGTATTCCATGACTTGCGTTTACCTGAACCGTTTACGCGAACACTTGGCACATTATTGGCGGAAGAATTTGCCGACCAAGCAAAAGCCGCACAAGCCGCCAATCAGCCATTTGAAGTAGATTACTTAGAGCAAGTACAACGCATCACGGCTGAATGTGACATGCCAGATGAAAGCCGTGCGCGATTATTGCGTGAATTAGGCTTGTTATTGGTTGAAAAGAACCCTGAACAAGCCTTGCAATACCTTGAACGTGCTTTAGGTTTAGATCAGAAAGTGGGCGTGAAAGGCGACATTAAAAAATTACGCAAAAAATTAAGCAAAGCCGATGAATAATCGGATTTGATAACGAGCAAACCACGCACCCGTCGGGCGGATTAAAAGTGCGGTCAAATTCTGACGGATTTTTGGCCGTGCTTGATTTAATCCTCACCCGACTTTTTTATAAGGGAAAAAATGAGCGACGGATCTCTATCAGTAAAACTTGCCCCTGACTATGAGATGGGCGCAGTGCAAAAACAACTGGAAGATTACGGAACAGGCGAAGATATTATTCGAAATGATGATTTTTTCCCTGACATTTCTCTTTCTGCTTTTCGCAATCAATATCGTGCAGACGGCACAGTCACCGAACAACGCTTGCAAGATGCCTTGATTGAAGCCATAGCCAGTGTGAATGATGAATTGTCCACATTCAAAGCACAAAGCGAACATCACTTCCTTGAACAAATCCCCGCCCCATCAGTCAACGGCGAAAGTGTGTTGATTTATCGCTATAAACGCGCGGTGAACTGTTTGGCACTGGCTAACCTTTATGAACGTTACGCAAGCTATGACAGCACCAATGATGGCGAAAAGAAAATGGATTTGCTCAAAGACAGCATCAACGAATTAAGACGAGATGCACGCTTTGCCATTAGTGACATTATCGGCAAAAGACGGGTCGATGCGGAGTTAATTT